GCTAGGTTTAGCAGTATTAGCTCTTGGATATGTTGCTTGGTTATTTATCAAGAGATACCTTGATGATAACAAGAAGATGAAAGAAGAGCTTGAAGAAAAGAAAGTAGTAAAGAGAAAAACTAAGAAGTAATGTCATTCGGTCCCTTTGAAGTATTAACACAGTACGGAGTATTAGGCTTTGCTGTTTTAGCACTGGGTTATTTATGCTGGATGTTTTTAAACAAACTACTCAAGAGTGAGGAAGAGTTAAAAGCAAGAGTAGAGGAGCTAGAAGGTGATTACAGAGATGATCTAGAAAAGAAACTAGATGAAAGCACTGAGAGCTCAAAAAGTCTAAAAGAAACTGTGTTGATGCTATTTGGTAAAACAAAAAAATGAAAAAGAAACTTCTTATAGTTGGAGCATTGTTTATCACAATTGTGGTAATACAAATATTTTCTAGCGGTACAGAACACGTTGTTGTTGTAGAAGATAATATACAGCTTACTACAGCAAATAAGAAACTTACCAATAGTGTTAATCAACTAAAGGCTGAGAACCAAGAATTAGTAACAGATAAAGCTAATCTTGAGAATATGGTGGCAGAAGTAATAGGAGATTTAGATAGTACAAAGTCTATAGTTAAAGACATTAAAAAAGAACTAGCACATGAAAAGGATGTTAATGTTAAGCAGTCTACTGGTGACCAGTTTGATTTTCAGCCAATCAAACTACCCACTGAAGACGGTAATTAAAGGGGATAGTGTAGTAATCTTAACTGTTCAACAAGCTGATGACATTAATAATATATTTGAAAGTCAGAAAGCAAAGATTGCAGCATTTAAAAAAGATCTGATTACTAAAGATAGTATTATTGCAATATTAGATACAATAATTCTTGAGAAGGAAAGAGTAATAATTGAGCATGTATTTGATGATGAGATAGCACAAAGGCTGGATATGCTTGAAGCTTGGTTATTAGATGCATCAATTAATAATGTATGGATATATTACTCATGGGATGACAGCACAATGTATGCTGTAGACTTGAGCCAATATTATGTACAAAAGGATAATATGAATGGAGATTTATATTTTTATAAGTGTCCAGATCCTTTTGATCCTTATGAGAAAAAGGAAAATCCCCTCAAAGGATGGGAAAGAGCAATTATTAAACCAGAGAGACCTAAGGTAACTAAGGTTCCAATTAAATTATAAGTTATGAGAAAATTATTTAGAGAACTGATCAGTGATGATAATCAAATTAATGAGCAAGCATTTGTAGGGGTAATATCATTCTTTGCAATGGTATTTGTACTATTTGTAGATGTAATTACAGGTATTATTGGTAATGAACTAATCATCAAAGAATTTATCTTTGATGGATTTATGTTACTTACCTTAGGTGCATTTGGTATTACAACTGCCGGACGCATTATGGCTTTAAAGAATAAAGCAAAGAAACAAGAAGAGACTTCAGAAGAAGTAGTAGATTAATCATATAAAACAAAACACAATGCAATTAAGTAAAAATTTAGCACTTGCAGAAGTAACAAGAAGTGAGACTGCAAAAAGAAGAGGAATTAGTAATATGCCTACACCAGAGCATATTGAGAACTTCAAGAAATTGGCTGAAAATGTATTTCAACCAATCCGTGAACACTTTGGTGTTCCTATCCATTTAAGCTCAGGATACCGTTCCGCTGCTTTGAATAAGGCTGTGGGTGGCGCATCTTCATCACAACATTGTAAAGGAGAAGCTATTGACATTGATATGGATGGTAGTTCAAATGGTGTAACTAATAAAATGGTATTTGACTTTATCAAAGCAAATGTTAATTTTGATCAACTTATCTGGGAATTTGGTACAGATACTAATCCTGACTGGGTGCATGTATCTTACAACTCAGATGGTGCACAACGTAAGCAAATCCTTAAAGCTGTTAAGGCAGGTAGTGCTACTAAATATCTTCCACTTAAATAATAACTTATGAAGTTTAGAAACGGCTGGGATAGTTATACAAAGCAATGGGATAAGTTTGCAATTAAGTTAAGAGTATCTTTTATTGATGTACTCTCTGTTGAAATTGATATCTCTAGAAGCTTTTACTTACTTACTATCTTAAACTTTACAATTAAAAACAGATAATCATGATAGATAGTAAAAATCAAATGATCCGTTCTATGAAGAGTTACCAAACAGGTGGTGCTTCTGATGATTCTTGTATGGAAGAATATACAGGTGCTGACGGTAAAAGAAGAAGAAGACGCAAAAGTGGTTGTGGTAAAGTAACTAAATATGGAAAACGTAGTATTCCTGAAGGAGTTAAAAAAGCTGTAGGTGCTTTAGCAACAGGAGTTGCTGGTGCTTTAGTTTATAAAAACCGTGATGCTATTAAAGAAAAATTAGGTATGAAAAAAGGTGGTACTGTAAAAAGAACTGCTAAGAAAAAGTAACATTACTTAAACTACTATGATCCAGGTACTTTCTGTGCCTGGATTTTTTATTTAAACAATATACATTTAAACTTATTTTGTATATTTGTTCTAAACCAAAAATTAATTATTATGGAAAACCAACAAGAAAGAGAGTTTACAGCTGAAGAGTTGGCTGCTCAAAAAGAACAAATGCTTCAATTCTATACTGATTCCTTGCCCTACTTAGAAGCACAACTCAAGTATGAAGAAGTTCTTATGAAGATTGATGAGGTAAGATATAAGAGAACGCACATTCAAATGCAGTATGCTATGATGGCTCAATCTCAACAAGAACAAGAATTAGAACCAGAAGATGAGTTAGAAGAAAGAGGTTCTGATAATGATATTGATAAAGAACCTTCTATGCCTGAGCAGAGTAAAAGAAAGCTCAGAAAAGGATAGTCATGGCTATAGTTAATCAAGTACAGAAAAGAGTAAAAATGCCTAAATGGGATCTGGTCAAGTATCAGATCCTAACGCATTGTTACATTAATAAACTTTCTCTAAGTGAATCTGACTTGAACTGTTTAACACTATTAAGCTTTAATCAACCAGTTGAACTAACAGACTTCTGTTATGATGCTTCTTCAGAAGAAGGTTGGATCTTTAAATCCCCACAGACTGTAAGGAATTCTATAAATAAAGCAGAGAAGATAGGGCTTGTTATAAGAAGTGATGATAATAAAAAGTCTATAATATTAAATCCAAATATGATGGTGCAAACAGAGGGTACAGTTTTATTAGATTTTAAGTTCTTAGGTACTGATTCTCAAGAAGCTGAATAGATGAATCCTAAAAAATCTAGTACTCTATACAAGGAAGTTGCAGAAGAACTAAATGTTTTAGAAAGCCTTGTCGGTGATATGGTAGAGTTTTATTATAAAGATCTTAGAAGTCAGTTAAGTAGTCTTAAGCATCCAAGAATAAATGTAGAAGGTTTAGGCCAGTTTGTTATAAAACAAAAACTAGCAGAAGTTTACATATCAAAGTTAACTAAAATGCTTCCTACTCATGACGTATCAACCTTTAGAGCATACCATAATAAAAAAGCTATGCAAGAAAAGCTTCAGTTATTAAATGATGTGTCTGTAAAGATTGAACAGGAAAAAAAGAGAAAAGAAGAATTTACTAAAAACAAAAATAATGAAAGCAGCACTCAGAGCAATTTGGGAGAACAAGACTAAGATCATTGAAGGCATTAAGAACTCAGTTATTAGAGATGAGTTTGTAGAAGATGTTGCCCGCATGAGATATGATGTCTGTGATGAATGCCCAAGTAAGGGAAAGAAATGTGCAGTAAAGGGTACAGCACCATGTTGTAATGAATGTGGATGCTCATTAACTTTTAAGACAAGATCTCTTTCTTCAGAATGTCCTCTTGGTAAATGGCAAGCAATTGCTACAGAAGAGGAAGAAGATAAACTAGAACAATTATGAGCATAGTATTTAATGCAGATGACCACAGTTATGTTAGTGTAGATCCAAATGATCAGATCAAATGGACTAGTGTAACAACATTGATATCTTGTTTAAAGAAACCTTTTGATGCAAAAAAAGTAGCAGAGAGAGTAACTAAGAGCAAGAGATCAAAATGGTATGGTGTAGAACCCAAACTCATTGTACAGATATGGGATAATGAAGCTACTAGAGCTACAACACTTGGTACATTCTATCATAACCAAAGAGAATCTGACTTATGTTCATTGGCTTCTATAGAAAGAGAAGGGGTAACAGTTCCAGTATTTAAACCTTATGAAGGAGAGAATGGTTTAAAAATAGCACCTCTACAAAAACTAGATCCAGGTATATATCCTGAACATATGGTCTATCTTAAGTCAGCAGGTTTATGTGGCCAATCAGATTTAGTTGAAGTAGTCAATGGTAGAGTTAATATTATTGACTACAAAACTAATAAGGAGATTAAAACAGAATCTTTTAAGAACTGGGAGGGCATGTCAGAAAAAATGCTTGATCCAGTACAGCATTTAGATGATTGCAACTTTAATCACTATGCATTACAACTCAGTGTTTATATGTATATTATATTAAAGCATAACCCTAAATTACAGGCTGGAAAGATATTTATACATCATATTACATTTGAAGTAGATGGTGAAGACAAATATGGTTATCCAATATCTAAACTAGATGTAAATGGTGAACCTATTGTTAAAGAAGTTATTCAGATGCCGGTACCTTATTTATATGATGAAGTCATTTCAATAATTAACTTTATGAAAGAGTTCCCACACTTAATTAAAAAGAAATGATTGTAAGACTATTTGATGTTCAGAATGGTAAAGTAATTCCTACAGAACATTGTTATACACTTAAAGCACTTAAAGATGTCATGGATAACTATCCAGATGATTATCTTAAAGTGTATCTATATCTCTTCTATATGACATGTCCTAACCCGGATATGAATCCTTTTTTTCATACTCCAGAAGTGGATAAAGAACATATTATATTAAAAGAGATAGAAGCAGAATTCTCTACAGAGGATGATGATATACATACAGCTCTCTTATTCTGCCAGAGAATGTATGAGACTCCTACATCTAGAGCATACAAAGGTATGGCATCTATGTTAGATAGATTAGCTAGATATATGGAGACTACGCAGATTACTGCAGGTAGAGATGGTAATATTAACTCTCTTGTAGCAGCAGCAAAAAACTTTGACCAGATTAGAGCATCATTTAAAGGAGTATATAAAGATCTTCAAGATGAGCAATCTAGTAAAGTAAGAGGTGGAATCGGAATGGCATATGACCAGTAACTATGAGTGAAATCTATCAAGACATACCAACCTATGATAACGGACAATGGACAACCACAAACTTTGACTCCAGAGAGGACTTCAACAACTTCATATTTGGAGTTTTCAAGGAACCTGGTAAGTACGGCTTCAACGACACTACTAATCAGATATTTATATCAGAGTCAAACAAGTTTAGAAGTGATGGAGTATATTGCACAGCCCCCTTTAAGTCTAAGGACTTTGTAAACTATTGGGATGACCAAAAGCAAAAATGTAGAAAAGGTATTATTGTAAAAGATAGTACTAACACATGGTTTCTTGCAAGAGAGTACTACATGTGGTTAAATTTTTTACCAATCTTTGATAAAGAACTACAGAAGTTTGGATTTGCTAAGATTCGAGATGCTCAGTATCACATGGCTCTTTATGAACTACTAGCAGAGTTAAACTATAAACATGTAGGTATTCTAAAGAAACGTCAGATTGCATCTTCATACTACCACATGGGTAAACTTATAAATCAGCAATGGTTTGAGCCCGGGGTTACTCTTAAGATTGGTGCATCACTTAAGGATTATATAAATGAGAAAGGTTCCTGGAAATTCTTACAGGAGTATGCAGCATTTTTAAATGAGCATACAGCATGGTATAGACCTATGTCTCCAGACAAGGTAATGATGTGGCAACAGAAGATTGAAGTTAGAAAAGGAGATAGAAAAACAGAAGTTGGTCTCAAGGGTACTATACAAG